ATTTTTTAAATATAGTATTTTTTTTTTATTTTTTTGTTTTTTTTGACACTTTTTTGCTTAACTCCCCTATTTACTCTTACTACGTTCTCGTTTTTTTGGGGTTTTCGCTGTTTTGGTGTCAATTAGCACTAATATATCAAGTATGTTATTAGTGCTAGTGACTTCGTCACAGTTTTAGCCAATAAAGTAGATGAATCAAGATTCATCAGTCTTTATTGACTTTGTTTTAGCAATTTCTTCTGCAATTGCTTTTTCTTTTTGAGCTTTTTGCTCTTTTTCGATTTGCTTTGTCAAATCTTTATGTTCTTGTACAAGATTTTTCTTGTGTTCCATCATATCGACGAGATCGTCGAATCTTGGGATTTCGGTATCGAAATATTCACCCTGATTTTGTGATGCTCCAAGAGGTAATCCTCTGGAGTGTCTGTCTAGTAATTGTCGAATTGATAAGTTTTGATCAGGTACAGTATTTACTGTTTGATCCATTTTCTTTCCTTTGTACTTTGATTTTGTGTAAGCGTTTTTAAATTTCATAAGTGTTAAATTTTTAAGCGATTAAGTGATTGTTGTTTATTATCTCTTCTGATAATATTTTTATAATGTTCGTGTTCGTCTTTTGATGAATTAAACATTTCTTCGAAGTTTGTTTCTTGTTCTTCGATGTATTTTTTATACATTTCTTTAAGTTGTTTTTTCTCAAAGATTTTTTCTTTATAGTATCTAGGCATAGATATGATTTGTCCTGATTCTCGTACTATACAAAAGATTTCTCTTTTTTTGTAATAGTTTTTCATGGCTTCTGTAAGATAGCCCATGCCCATTTTTTTAGACATTAATGAGAATTCTGGTAGTCTATCGTCTTGATTATTAAACCTTGTAAAATTTGATTTTGTCATATAACCGACAACGTAATTAATAGTAAGTTGGTTATTATTAGCAAGATGTATATGACCATTTTGCCAGGTATCGGCAATTTTTTGAGGGTTAGATATAAGAGATTTAGGGAGATTAAATATGATAGCATGATAATGAGGTCTATGGGTTTGAGTACCGTATTCACCACATGCGTAATATTTGAGCTTGTTAGTTGGACAAGTTTTTCTAAGTCTTTTAAGAAATAGTTGAAAATCTCGTTTGTCAAGTGTTCTGAAACCATTTTCTGATATTGGAGCGTTTTCGTATGTTAATGTTATAAAACATGCTGATGAAGAAGATTTTGCTTCTTCGTTTAGCCTAAAGCTCCAGTGTGAAGCTCGGCGTTTTTTACATGCTAGGCATTTTCCACAAGGTACATTAACCATTAAGTTTTGGTTGTTGTGGTCTTTCGATTTGTTCCTTACTCTAAAAGGTGTGAAACACTGCATTTTGGTTGATTTAAGTTGTAGGGGGGACTAAGCAAGTCCCCAAACCTACTATAGTCTTATACCTCCTCTAGCTACTCGATAAGAGTTGTATTTTCTTGATTTCTTTCTCTGCATTCGGCTTCTCTTTTTGAAAGCCATGCCTTTTCTTTTAATTCGTTTTGATCTTCTGTATCCCATGATTTCTAAATTGTTGGTGTTCCAAAGTATGGCATTAGTCTGGTTGCTTTTACTTCGTTGTGTAAATACACATATAAATGTTCTTCTCCTGATGGTACGTTAAATACTCTTTCTACTTCTGCGCTATCGCACTCAATAAAGTCTGCATTTAATGTTGGTTTTGATGCAAATATTCTACCCATATGCCAGAAGTCTAATGAACTTCTAAATGTTCCGTGAACAGTAGATGGAATATACTTGTACTCTGCATATCGTGGTGTGTATCCAAATACATCTGCATCGTCTGGGTTGTTTTGGTGGTATAACTCTTCGTTATAAATTGGCTGTTCTCCAATGTTTGCAAATGAGGGCCAATAGTAATCGAATTTGTCGAGTTTTTTAAAGTGTTTTGGCACTCCTTGTTGGTATGCTGTTTTTGGCATTACGGACATTATACCTATAATGTATCCGTGTTCTTCTGCTCTGTATGATACGTAATTTGATGATCCTACTGAAACTCCGTGTCCGGCCATGTTACCTTGGGGTGTTGGTTCACTAGCGTTAGCAGATGTCTGCAATACTTCACTTATGGTAATTGGTGTGGACGATCCTCCAAGGAATTCTGGCCTTTGAAGTCTAGCATCTGATGATCTTACGCCAAAATGAGCTGTTATTATTTCTATGTATCGGGCGCCGCCTCTTGCGTTTCTTTCGAGCCATTCTTGTAGTCTAAATGCTCGTCTTAAGTCGTTTATTGATGATGCTGTTGCTTGGGATAAATCTGCTGATAATGATAAAGAATTATCAAATGTTATATCAACAGAATTAGGAATAGTTGTTCCAGTTTCACCTATAATATTTGTTATTAATGGTGCGCCTCCAGCTGAATCAAAGTTTGCTATAGGTGCACCTGATATAGTTTTCATATACTGTTGGTGACCTGATTCATATTGAATTGGAGCTGATGAACCTAGAGGAATTGTTGCTTCTGGTCCTCTTTGTGTCCAAGGTAAAGCTGATGTGAAATAATCATGTTGCCATGCTCTTTTTTTCATTGAGGCAAGCTCAATTGTGTCTGTATTTGATTGTGTTCCGTCTGATACGGATACGTCTGTTTTAGTTATTAAGTTTTCGTCTCTGTAATAATCTTGATAGATTTTTTGATAAGCTGCGAAAGGTAAAGCAGATACGTTTTGTAATTGATTCCCTGTTGGTAATCCTAAGTAATCTGCTAGTGTTTGAACTCCATATTGAGTTGGTATTGTTAAGTTTACGGTAGGGAATGTTGGGTCTGAAAGACCATCTTCTCCACCTGATATAAAGTTTTCCCAATTTGGCCATAATATTCTGTTTGGTACAAAGAAGAAGTGGCAATATACACTTGCTTGGTGCATGATTGGTGTAAGTAAAGGTGCAAACCTTGTAAGGTTTGTTGCTTTAATGTTGAATTTGTCTCCTGGAACTACTTCCATTACGGAGATTGGCATTAATTCTCCGATTTTTCCTGAGAATTTTCTGTCGTGTGATAAATCGAATGTGTTTGTTTGTGGTCGTGGCATAGCCACCTTGCTAAATATGCTCATTGTTTATTTTTTTTGGTAATTATTATAATTAAGTTCGTTTCCTCCATAATGTGTTCTGGAGATTTTATTGTATTGTGCGTCTACCCAGTTGGTAGCTGAATTTTTAATATTTGTTAGATATCTAAATAATATTGGGTCGTTAGGTCTTAATTTAAGTTCTCTAGCTATTTGTGCTTCTAATTTTCGTAATTGTGTTATACTTTTTTCTTGTAATACTTTTTGAGCTGATACGCTAATTCTGTCTTTAATTAATTTTGGTAAATTTGTTGCTTCTATATCTGCTTGTATAGCTAATGATTGAGCTTTTGCGGCTTCTGATTTAAATCTGGCTTCTTCTATAGGTAATAAAGAATCTATTCTGTTTTTTTGGCTTTTAGAATATGCGGCATTTGCTAAGTTATTGAGACTTTGTGTTCTCATTTGTTCCTTTTGTGGTCCTGCCATCATTGATTGAACGGCAGATGGAACTGGATTTGCTATGTTATAAGGTGCGGCTTTTGAAGCGGCTATTGCTCCTGCGTTTCCTGCTGCTGAACCTGAAGATTGTCCATATATTAAATTAGGGTTTAGTCCTGCTTCTTTTAATCTAGCCATTTGGGCTGATGGGTCGTTGTATGCGTTTTGCATGTTCCAAAACTCTACGTTTTCTCTGTTTGCAGTTTGTTGACGTTTTTTTGCTCCGCTATTTGTTAATAAAGATGAACCTAGTGAACCAATCAGTCCTCCGACTGGTCCACCAAGTATTGATCCTAAAGTTCCCCAGATACCTGCTTTTTTTATTCCGTTACCTGCTCCTCCTGGTCCTGGCATTATACTTTTTTAAGTTTTGTTGGTTGTATTGATACTCCTGCTTTTTCGAAGTTTAGCTCCGAAAGTTGTTTATTTGTTAGTTGTATAGTATCTTGTACGCCGTTTACTAAATCCTCAAAGTTTATGAGTCTTAGTTGTAAGAGATCTAATTGTTGATGACATGCTACGCAATGTTGAAGTACGATTTTACGTACTGATTCTGCGTGTT